CTTGGCATCGGACTTCTTGGCAGGCATCTTGTTTGCCTTAACGACAGAGGAAGAGGCAGACATTTTGAACGCGTTGGTATACTCTTACCCTACGGCGGTCATGTAAATCGCTTGCGTCAGGAATTCGGGGGAGGGTCGCTTTGTGTACTGCAGCATGCGCTGCTTGGTGCACACGTAGTACGTCCTGTAGGCAACCACGGGGTCTGGGTTCTTGTATTCGTCGGGCATGGCTGGCTTGGGAGGCGTCCACGCTTCGGGCAGGCCTTGCGGGGTGTTCATGCAGAGCCACACGAGGTGCTCCTCGCACTTGTGGTGCTTGCTGTATCGGAACGTGTACTCCTCGCACAGCTCTAACCCGAGACGACAGAGCCAGCGGTAATTGGACTGAGATTCGCGGACCCACTTTGCAGTTGGGTGGTTGGGGTGGGTCTTCTTGTATGCAGTTGACGGCATGGTGGTCCCACACATCCAATGGGCGCAGTACAGGAGTTGGCAGGATTCAAGAATCATCTTCACGACGTGTTTGTCGCAGTGAAGGCGAGCCGCTTCCGCGGGGTCAAGGGAGAGGAAGAAGATGTTCATGGTGGCAGGTATCCGTTACCTGCTACGACTAAACCCGTTTTCAGCAGCGATATAATGCCGACAGGACCAAAAATACAAAGTCGTAACTATTCGCTCCCGACAGCATGAACATCAGTGCATTCAGGCTTGTCATGATGTACGCGTTTGGCGGTATGCTGTTTGCATTCTGTATTCCCCGTGTGCAGAAACCAATTGCTCGGTAAGGCTTCTTCGGCATGTCGCCAAGGTCAACAGCCAATAATCGGAACATCGCGAGAAGGTTCTGCTTCGTCAAGTCCACGAACATGTTGGGGTGCACGTCTTCAAACCCGTAGAAACGGAAGATTTGACACAAGGACGTCCAGCGTCGGAAGATGCGGTCAGGGGTTGGGACACCGGCTTCTGAAGGCACGGACATCCCAAGCCGGCGACGGGCAATCCATATCCGTTTGATGCGCTGCTTGGCCTCGTGGTCCAACGGCACGTTGGTGTACGGGTTCAAGGGCTCAATGGACCGAATAGACCAATTCCATATGGACCCAAAGTCAAACCACCACAGCTTGCCCGCCTCTTCCATACCAAAGTAGTCGAGCGGGTGTTGCTTTCCCTTCTCCACGCACGTAATCACGTCTTCGTCGTTCACACACTCCCTGCGGTCCAATACCCCAGGGCCACACAATGCAAGGTACTTGCGTATCCTCCACCCACGGAACACCGACTGTATCTTGGCTGCAGGTTGCTTGCGGTTCTGGTTGACATCCACCCACAAACGAGGTACCTTGGCTTTGCGATGCGTTCCACACATGGTATGTCCAATCAGTGCAGGTGCTAAGCATTGGTCTGTAGACCTTACGTTCCGCGTAGACACACACTGCGGCATCCCTTGATTGACTGGAAGAGTTTCTTGAAAGTTGGATTCATGCGCTAAAAACGGAAACGGCGCCGGATGAGCCAACCAGTCTTACAACCTGCTAAAATGTCTGCCTCCGCCATCGTTCCTTCCGAGACTCTCGACATCTCCCGCGTCACCATCGGCGACATCCGTGCCAACAAGGCCGGTGGCAAGACTGTTCCTATCCGCTACAATGGACAGAACTTCCAGATTCGCATTCCGCGTATCTTCTACCCCGCGGGCGTGGTCACCCGCACGGACGACCAGGGCAAGAGCAGCTACAGCCTGCTTGCGTCCCTCAAGGGCTGCGACACCTACGTCAAGGACCGCGCGGGTTCTGATGCGGGCGAGATTGGTGGCCTCTACAACTTCATGCTCGACCTTCAGGAGAAGATTATCCAGCATGCTGTTCTGAACGGCGGTAAGTGGTTCGGCAAGTCCAAGTCGGAGGCTGTTCTCCGTGAGACGATGAAGCCAATCCTGAATCCTAGCGTGGAGAAGGTGAATGGCGAGTGGGTGCCGAGCGGCAAGTACCCGCCTAGCCTCCGCATGAAGATTTCAGTGTGGGATGGCGCGGTCAGCCTGGATGCGATGGACCCGAACGGCGAGTCTATCGCGGTGACGCTGGACAACATTGAGCAGGTGTTCGCCAAGCGTATGGAGGGCCGCATGGTGATTGCGCCGAGCATCTACGTGACGGGCACTGGCTTCGGTGTGACGTGGCGTGTCGTGCTGGCCAAAATCTTCCCGCCCTCGCGCGTGTCGGCCAAGGCGGCCTTCGCGGATATCAAGGAGCCCGAGGACAATGCAGCGGAGGAGGAGCTTGACGGCGAGGACTCGGTCCAGGTTCCCGTTGCGGAGCCCGAGGAGGAGGAGCGTGCGCCGCCTCCACAGATGAACCGTGCGAATACGGGTGGTGCAGGCGGCGGCACGGTCACTGCGGCTAAGCCTGGTCGGAAGCGTGCGGCGGTGGCTGCAGCGCAGTAAAGACCTTGGAGCCAGATGGAGGCTTGTGAAGAGTTAAGGATTCATCAACAAAGAACACCTTGGATAAATTAGGCACATCCAGGTGAGACGACACACACCCAGCATGGAGTGGCTCAAGAGAAGCCCATGCACACTTTTCACATGCGTACATCTTGGGCGGGTTCAAGACCATGTTGGGGCTGTACACACGGACCGAGCTCTTGAGACAGCGTTCCAGTATCTTTTCCGGTGTGGTCCACCCCTCCGACATGAACTGTTCATATACAGATTCGGGAAGCACAGACCACAGACTGTCTCCAACCTCCCATCCCTTTTCCTGTAAGAGCGTGGCAAAGGGGCTCTCGTAGTACCAGCGAAGGTGGACATCTGCGTGGTCTACCAAGTCATGCTCGGCTAACCCCACGCGGTCTAGGTCCTCATCGTACAACCAGTAGACGTTGGCGTGCTTGTAGGCGGGGTCGCGGCGTCCGCGGTACACCTCCCGGCCATCCATGGTCCACAAGTCCGACACCACGTCAATGTCGTGTTCTGTAATGTCGGTGGAGACAGGGTACACCACGCGGCGGTCAATGGCAGACTGCATTGTTAGCCCGTCGCACTTAATCAAACGAGACCACAACGCGGACATCGTGGCGGCGGACGGACTTGGTAGCTGAACGGGACAGCTCGTGGCGCTTGCGACGTCCCTCTTCCGTATTCGTCACCACCTGCGAACACGCCTCCATGTCTGCGTGGATTTCGTCGTAGTGCGCCTCCAGATAATCAAGGACCTCATCCTGCACGGCCCACTCAAAGAAGTTGAGCTGTCCAACTGTCGTATCCAGCCCCCGAAACTGGATTCGCTTCCACCTGCAGAAGGGGTCGAACATCTTCTTGTTGTACGCCTTGAGGTGCGCCTTGTAGACCAGGTACACGATAACGTGCTTATTGTCCTTAGTCAGAAACGACACGTTTTGCTTCTTGGAGTAGTTGGTCACGAACCAGTCAATCAGGCGCAGGCTCAGCTTGGACTCGCCCTGCAGTATGGATTGGACGCGCGCAAAGGTCACGGGGTTGGCGTAGAATCCCTCCAGGCGGTGCAGCACCCACTGCTCCTTGCTTTGAATCACAGTGTCCGTCATACCCAATCTGTGTTTCACCAGTGAAAATGAGTTTAGGAGTTCAACGCATACCAAACGCAATGGATGACGCCCTCAAGGAGTGGCTGTGGGATGGACCGTTCACGCATCTCCAAACACGGATTCGGCACTTTGTGAACTTCTGCGTGACTCTTGCCCCCTTGTCGCATCGTACGATGCGCAAACACGTTCTGCTGCGAGTTCACGAGCTGATGAAGGGCGAGCTTGGGCGCAGGTGGTCTCGCGACCGCAACGTGCGCAGGGTTATCCGAGTCTACGGACAAGACGACCAGCGAACGGCTGCGTGGCACAGCAAGCGGGGACAGATGATTACGGCCTCGGAGTTGGGCGCAATCTTCACGGGCGGTGAGACGCGGCGCTCGGTCATGGTTCGCAAGCTGGAGCCTCCTGCACCATCCACGGGTCCACCCTGTGCGCCACTGATTTGGGGCACGCGCTTTGAGCCCGTGGCCAAGAAGATATATGAGGAAGAGACCAGCTGTTCCATCACGGACGTCTCCTGTGTCCAGCACCCCGTCCACGCCTTTCTCGGTGCCTCGCCCGACGGCATTGTGTTCCCTACGAACGAAGAGTCAAGGAGTACCCGCTACGGACGGTTGGTGGAGTTCAAGTGCCCCTTCTCGCGTGTGGCCAAGGACGGCGTGCCTGCGGCGTACATCCATCAGATGCAAATGCAGATGGAGTGCACGGGCATTGACGAATGTGAGTATGTGGAGTTTCGCTTCAAGCAGGTCTTCTATGCAGAATGGGTGGCCTTCCAAGGTCGCAAAGGTATCTTTGTGATATTTGAGGACGATACAGTCAGTTATACGAAGGACGCGTCCTGGGGGAACGAGCACCAGAAGGTGCATTGGATTCTGCAGTCCGTGAAGAAGGACTTTGTGCCCAAGGACCCCGAGTGGCTGCCCAAGCACTTTGCCGACATGAAGGCCTTCTGGGATGAGGTGGTTCAGCACCGTGCGGCAGGGACGAAGCCCGCATCACCGCCGTCCACAACAGTAACGATAGACCTTTGAGTACCATGGTCTGCGGTCGGCGAACTTTGCATTCCACTCCTTGATGGTGAACCGATTCCCCATGCTTCCGTTACATCTACGACAAATGGGATACAGGTTGTCAAGAGTCGTCTTGCCACCCTTGCTCTCAGGCACGTCATGCCCGCACTCAAAGTCAAACACGTTCATGCGGTTCTGGCACCACACAATCGTGCAGGGACGAGAGAAGACATGTCCACATCGGTATATCCACACTTGTTCTCGCAGGGCACCGGGTATTTTCTGCTTATGAGCCATTGTGGTTTACTTCACGTAGGCTCTATATGCGTTGACTTGAAAGGCCGTTTCAATGCCCTCAAGCGGTGGGCTCGTGACCACGGGCGCGGGCATGTGGTTCGTGCGCTGCGCGTAGCTGGAATCAATCGTGGCATCCGTCCGCTGGATTCCACGCATATCCTCAAACGGCGGGTCGGGGCGCTTGGCCTCCGAGGAGAAGAACGTAGACCATGCCAGCCCAACGGCCACCATGCCTACGAGAAGCACAAGGAGTTCAGTCATTGTTTAGAGACCCCGAAAAAAAGGGATTGTTTCGTCTCTTGCTCAACAACAAGCATGGCGCCAACTGAAGAAACTGCACTTGACACTCTGCGTCTCTTTCTCTCCCGCCGTGGTCTCCCGACCGATACCGCTCGTATCACGACGGATGATGTGGAAAAGGCAAATTTGTACACAATCGGCAAGGTGCTGGTCATCTTCAATCAGAAACAGACCACGTCCATTCCAGATATTGGGAACTACCGCAAGTTCGCAGCCGAGAATGCATATGCCCAAGGAATGGTCGTGGTTTCGCGCTCCAAGCCTTCGGACAATGCGCTGCTTGCCATGAAGGCAGTGGCCAAGGACAGGGTGCAGTTCTTCTACCTCCCCGAGCTGCAGTACGACATCACGCAGTCGCGCTGGTCTATGCCCCATCGCATTCTGAAGCCTGATGAGGTGACGGTCCTGCTCAAGGAGAAGAACATCACGAAGCCCGAGGTCCAATTGCTCTCTATTGACTCCCAAGACATTCAGGCCCGTATTATCGGTGCTATCCCAGGCGACGTGGTGGAGGTCATTCGGCACAGCGATACGGCGGGGCAGTCCAAGGTGTGGCGCTACTGTGTCACCGACGCAAATATTGTGTGAACACAATGAGCACCCCCGGACAGGTCGCAGACGGGCAAATGGCGGATTTGGAGACCCAATACCAAACCGCCAAGGCAGACTATGACACGAAGGTATCGGCGGCCATCCAACTCACAACTGCGGCAGAGATAGCCGCGGCGATGGTCGGAGTCTTGGCGGCAAAGCAGAAGATGATGGACATTCTGAACCAGATGGTGGCCATCACCACACAGGTTCCAAATGCGGATTTGGAGAAGAAACGGCAGGAACTGCTGGACCGTCTCCACGACTTGGAACGGCAATACAATCGTTTGTCTGCTAGCGATGATAAACTCAAGACACTCCAACGCATTCGGGACCGCGAAGAGGAAAAATTTGAAGGTCCGTTTCTGGTATACTCCGGGCTTTTCATCCTCGGGTGTCTGGGTCTTGTAGGTGCCATGCTCATGAAGGCCATCTAGAAGACACCGCTGACAAACACCGCAAACAACCCAATCGTGAAGACGGCAACTGCCTTGGCGACCATCATAGTCGTGTCCTCCACCCGTTCTCCAGTATTCACCTTGGACTTGGTCAGGGTGTCCTTGAGCTCGGGCAGCGTCTTTTCATACGACGACACCTGCTGGTGAAGCGCTGCCACATCGGAGCCCAATCCCGCGTCGGCGTTCGATGTCGTCTCAATATTGGTTTGTGCAGTCGCCACATCATTCTGCCAGTTGGAGAGCTCCATATCCAGCTGCGTCTTTGCATTGGACGTGGCCTCTGCGGCCCCAGTGTTTGACGGATTGGTTGTAGACGCAATCAACAGCGTCTTGTAGCTATCCAGCGCTGCCCGAAGGTCAGCGGGAAGCGTAACCGTTCCGCTCCCTCCGCCAGGTGGATTCGTTGCGTGTTCTCGTGCCGACAGGTTGATAATAAACAGAAGCGTACCGGCGAGAAGGACGAGCCACTCGAGCATTATCTCTTGGCTAGTAAACAAAATGCCCGTTCGCTCCTTCATTGAACTCGGTAACAACGGCGTTCGCCACGTGGGACTGACATCCGACGCATCTGAACACACTCGCTACATTCGCATGGCCGCCACGATTGCGCCGTATATCAAGAACGGTGTATCCCCCGTTCCCAACGCCCTCGGATGGCGGAGCATGGACGCAAGCCGCGACGCCCGTCTCATTGCGCCCATCTACGGCGCAGTTCGGTCTTTTCTTCCTAACAGAGGATAATGGAAGCTGAACTCTTGCTCGGGGTTCTGGTATTGGTCATCTTGTGGTTTCAACGCCGTGAAGGAATGGCGACGGGTGTGTTTGATGCCAGCAATACGATACCCGAACCTGCTCAGGTAAATGAGATTTTTGACCAAATTATGTCGATGGCGAAACCCGTCCTGCAAGGGGCGTATGCAGAGGCGCTTGCATTTGCCCAATCCACGTTCGTAGACGCCAAGGCGCTTGCAGCCAAGTACCCAGACAACGCGGACCTTTCCTTGGCGATTAATTTCGCCAAGAACTCCGATAACATCGTAATGTTGTCCAAAACTGCAGTGGTCTTTGGACTTCTCGCGACGGGAAACGAGGTGAAACGAAAGGGTGGAGCCATCACAGAGACGTCTCTTCACGCGACAATTGACCCCATCTATACTACGGTGACCCAACACATCAATGACGCGGTCCCACCCTTCCGTCCACCACCCAATGCGTCCAGCGCAGAAGTAGCCGAACTCAATACCAAGATAACCGAATACGCAGAGAAGGCCCGAACCCTTGTGAAGAAGTACGACACGCCTGAAGTACGAGATGCCATTGTGGCGCTATTGAAAGCGTATTTTGTGGACCAACTCGCGCCGCCACCAATCAGCGACGCTGTCGATGCTGCAGCCAAGAAAGTGGCCGCGAACGAACAGGTAGACGGAGCCAAGGTGGAGTCAAAGGTGGTGAACACCCAGACCATGTACCAATCCTCTAGATTACGTCAAGACATGTCTAAGATGATTGACGACTTCATGAGCGCCACGCCGTCTCCTAGGCCGCCAACGAGTGGTACCCCTGATTCAAAGGAAGCCGAACAGCGGAAGAAGATACTTACCATTCAGGCTAAGCATCTCTACGTGATTCAGGCGGCGCTACTCACGCTGTTGTTGTCCATCCTTGCGTTCTTGGTGATGCCTATGTGGGCTGCACAGATGTCCGTGGTCTTGATTCTCGCAACGGGTATCGCAGCCGCAATCTATCTTTCCCAGATATAATGAGCGCACCCACGCCCACGTGTCCACCACCTTCGGAGTATGTCCCTTCACTTATGCAGTGCGCGGTATCGGAGGGTCCATTCGGACTTCCTGTCCCACGCGGACCTCCCACGTGCCCAACCGGATACTTCTACATGTTTAATAATACGTGTATAGCAATCCCCGGTACAACGGTAACACCTGCTCCCGCATCAGACCCTGCCACCACATCCGCAGCCCAACAACAAGCCATAGCGGCTGCAACTGCAAGCGCACAGGCCTCTGTGGACCGGTACACGCTCTCGTTCACGGCGTTGCAGGGCCAGAAGGACCAGATGCAGAAGACTCTAGAGTTGATGATGGAGGCAAAGGGACTGTACTCGGGTGTCTCCGATGACCTGCACTATTCGGTGGATGAATTCACAAAGAACATTGCCGACCTCCAGAACGAAATCAATATTACGAACCGCAAGATTGCCTCCCCTACGTGGTATCCTTGGTTGGACATGTTCTTGAATGTGATGCTGGTCTTGGTTCTGCTGTATGCGATATACGTCCTCGTCAGCAAGCTGATGTACGTTCGTCCTGCCTTTCCTCAATTCCAGTATCCATACTAATGGAGATTACCGACCCCCGCAGTGTCCTTGAGTTTCAGAAAAAGACGTTTTGCGGGCATCCTCGGGCACACGTCCGCAAGGTCCTCTTACAGAATGTGCAGTTGGGTCACGCGGATTACGCGTGCTACTGGACATTGGAGTTATTGTGTTCGGGGCTGGTGCATTCCTTGTGGGATGCCTTCTTTGAGGCAGCGGCTCTTCACATCAACCGCGCCAATCCAGCCGTCTTCACGTACTTGGCGAATGCCTACGAGAACTACATGCCTCTTGAATCTGGATACACGCTGTCCTCCATGACGAGCATCCGTAACAACATGGACGTTCGGCGTGTGGTCTGCGAAGTGGCTGCGGCCATGTCCACGTGTCGCAAGAACAAGCTGCCGTCGCTGCCCACTCTGAAGCCCGTTCACGACTTTGACCCGGTGACCATTCAGGAGAGCATCAAGGCGCCGTCGTCCATGTACGGCAAGCTTGTGCTGCGCCCCAATGACCCCATGCCTGTCGTGGTCCCGATGAACGAATTCTGCTACTGCATTCGGCAGGATGTGCGTGACTTGACACGGGCCCTGTATTGGATGTCGTGGGTCTTCACCTTTTGCCGAGAGCATAAGAAGGCATCCAAGATGGTGCTACCCTTTGCCAACCGCGCAGACGAGTTCGTGTCGGTGGACCACGGGACTCATTCAATCTGGATTTTCTGGGAAGCCGTGCGAAAACAGGCGAGCCCCCAGGCGCGGCCCTATGTGGATATCCTGTACAAGATGCACTGTCTCCGATGGTCTCCTTCCGACAAGGCGAAGCGCCCGCTACTGCTTGCCGCCGTGGTGATTGTGTGTGAGTCAAATTTGGACACCACGCCCGTAGCGGGCAACACGCTGGCGATATCCCAACTGCTGGAGGGTATGCCTCGGTGGATTGACGCCATTCAGCGCATGCAGCAGTCCTTCTCCACTTCGTGAGCCGCAAAAACGGAATGATGAAGTTGAAGTTGAAGGATACCAATGGCGACCTTTATCCCCTCTATCTCCGCCACTCGTGTCGCTGGTGTCTGCGGTCTCCACAAGTACCAGAAGGTTGATGAGGTCTTCTACGAGCTCTACTGCAAGGATAAGGCTGTTGCACCCAAGATTCGGGAGGTTGAGATGCGCCTCGGTCTCCGCTCATTCGCTGCCCTCAAGGACGAGGTCTTCAAGGATGGCAATGTTCGGCAGGTTGTGTATTCAGCGCTCGATGCCGCCAAGTCGGGAAACGTGGCCGCGGCTCTGGAGGACGTGGAGGTCCAGTCTCGGATGGTGCTGAATATGCGATATGCTCATCTCGGCGAGACGGTGGTGAACCAGCTGGTGTCCGAGGCACGCGGCGAGGTGTCCAAGAAGCGCGGCCTCAATAACGAGGACAAGATTCTGAACACGTACGAGACCGACAATAACGTGCAGGTGGTGGAGCGCAACACCAAGAACCTGAAGATGGACTTTCCAACCTTCAAGCTGGTGGGTCGCACGGATGGCTGGGTGGCGGCGCACAACCGCATCGTGGACAGCAAGGACCGCACGCGCTTCTTTCCTGAGGTGCCCATCTACGACGAGATTCAGCTTCGGGTCTACATGCGGATGTCGGGTGCCACGGAGGCTGAGCTGATTGAGCGCTTTCCCAACCACCCCACGAGGACCACCAAGTTCCTCAATGACCCCGCGCAGTGGGCGGTTATTGAAAACTCCATTACGGCTGCAGTCGCCAAGATGAACCAGATTCTCGAGTCGCCGAGCGACCTAGAGCGAGTCGTGCGTGCTAATACAGTAAGGAATGGAGGTGCGATGCAGTGATACCCCACCTACATGGGCCTCGGCCCAAGGAAAAACAGTAGAGACTCAGTACCTCTACACTGGCTTAGGCCGCATCAACGTCCACGCTCAGACCTTCCAGCTGCTCCAGCGAACAGGGGACACACTTTTGCTTACGGAGCGCCCGTACTCTATCGGACTGCTGTCGCGCGTCTACCACGTGGAGCATGTTATCTACACGGATTACTCGGACGCACCTCGCAGGTGGTGTGAGCGCACTGACCCGACTACAGCCTTTTACTTTGAGGAAGTGCGTAGAATCGTGTCCGAGAAAAAGTAAGTCCAACACAATGGACATCTGGGAAACGCTTGGTCTTGCATTCGGGTCTGTCTGCGTATTCGTGGTTCTCCACATGGCCATCTTTTTGCTGGTCCGTTGGATGTATCCCCCGACCGTGATGCCCGCACCGATGGTGTTGCCGACTCCAGCGCCTGCATTTGCCCCTGCCCCTGCTCCACCGCCCACGGTGGTCGCGCCCCCGCCGCCCGCCGAGCCGCCGCTGCCTGAGTATTACACGCAGCCGGTCAAGAAGGAGAATGCTGAAGCGAATTCGGTCACTCTACCCATGGCACCCTCTAGTCAAGAAGGGGCAACCAACATCGCGGACTTGTAAGGTGGTTCCGCAGTATAATGGACTACCTGGCTGGGTCGTGTTCGGCCACGACATGGATGGGATTCCTAAGGCGATGTGGACCGACGGTAGGGCAGAGGAGCAGCTGCCCATCGTGATGGACGAGCGAATCTGCTTTGACACTGTGCTTCGCTGTGTGCGTCTTGGTCCCAAGCAGATTGTTGCCTACGATGTGTGGACAGTGAATGGAGAGTGTGTCCACAACAAGGTGTCCTTCGCAAAGAGGCAGGAGATACTGGCATCGCTGCTCGCAGAGTTCCATCGCCCCGACCTGACGGCTTTGACGACGATTGGAGACGCCCCAGCCAATGCGTTACTTCGCGGCTACGAGTCCTACGACGACATGCCTGGAACAATGGGACTGTTTACGGAGCAACCACCTCTCGTTCCAGAACATCTTCCCGACGAAGAGTAAATGGCTAAACATTCCAAGAAAATGCGTGGCGGCAATTGCGGAGCCATGCACGAGGGTGGTCGTCGCAGGCGTACGGTGCGTGGCGGTGGATTTGCGTTCTCTGCCAATCAGGCGAACTCTGGACTTGGCGTTGGAAATGCACTGCGCAGCGGCGACAGTGCGACCGCTCCCGCGCCTGGCGGACCCCATGGGGCTGGAGAGTTTGTTGACTCCAGCCGCGGTGGTAATGCCACGGGTGGACGCCGTCGTCGCGGCTCCAGGAAGACCCGTCGGGTCGTAAAAAAAAAGTCCGTCGCGACGATTAAGCGTCTTCTGAAAGCAAAGGGCCTGAAGGTTTCTGGGTCTCGTCGTGCGCTCACAGCCCGTGCTCGCAAGGCGCGCATTCCGATGAAGGGTGGTGGCATGGTCACTGGGACACCGTATGGAGGATACGTCGGCACGGGCAGTGCTGGATTGCCCAGTCAGTTTGCTGGTGCCCACCCTGTTTCTAACAACGTCATGTCCCTACCCGGCGTCAATGACGGTGGGTATTACCAGAACGGGGCTGGCGGACTGACTCCCGCGTAACGGCATCTGCCCACACGTACGGCATGTAGGTCGGGTCGTTGGTGGAGATGAAGGGGCCCCCTACACGTCGGGCTTGAAGCTCCATTCGCTGCATCACGAACGTCAGGTCAATAAACTCAGCATACTCTGTCCATGCAGACATTGCGCCCACGAAGGTTGACAAGCAAAACATGATATCTGAATACCCAACACAATATGAAAAGAAGGCTATCAACGGCATGAGAATCATCTCGTTGATATGCTTGATACTAGGGACCCACTCGTCGGTTTCCCACACCTTGGTTAACTGAATGTACCTCTCAGCGGTTTGAAAGGCGGTCTTGGGCTTAGGAGCCATTCGCCTCAATCCTTACTCCCTCTGCGGGAAACTTCACAAGCTCCATCGTGCGCGGGTCCACGAACATCAGGCGTGTCTCGCTCGTGCAGCGAATGAAGCGGAACAGGAGGTCCAGCGCAATCGTGTTCCCAGGCATGAGGTAGCGACTCACTGCATCCGTCAGGTCAACGTCTGTAGTCACGTCACCAATCCAAATCCATGGACTCTTGTAGGCCTTGAACGGATTGCCTGTGTACGGCGTAATCTCCTCGCACTCGTAGAGCAGGCGGCGGCGGAAGTCGCCATCGCGCTCCCACTCCTCTACGTAGATGGAGTCCTCGGGAACATGGGTCATGGTCTCGTCATACTCATCGTAATCGGAGAGAAGGTACTTGCGGTTCGCAATCTCGAACGGAGCGAAGAAGGCAGCAAGGGCACGGCGAAGGCGAAGACAGAAGCAGGAGGTCATCTTTTACGATGAGTTCCTAAACCTCTTGTACGAAGAATCCGTTTTTGCCTGCAGGCTGGGGTCGCTGGTGTTCTGAGGCAGAGTGTCAATGGACACCGAGGTGCCCTCTCCACTGGCGAATGTTTCGCGACTCGGCACATTCTGGATGAGAATGACCTCGTCCAAGTTCAGCTGCATGGACATGGCTGTCGCAAGGGCTGTAATCACGAACGGCGCGGCCACGATGAACCACGATACAGGCGACAGACCGATGCCGCAGAAGGTGTTCAGCAGGTAGACGAAGAACAGACCAAAGACCAGCTTGACTGCGAATGTGACCCACAAGCCGAGTCCAAGGTCCAGTCCGAGCTGGACGACCAAGAAAATAAGGTAGAGCAGCGCAGGTGGACAGAGCTCTTCAACAAAACGCATCTTCAGCTATTACACTTCTTTCAAGAAAAGTAATGGAGACCGTTATGTCCTTGACTGGGTGCACCCGCCAAGAGGCCGAAGACGCGCTTGCTCTTCACGGGGGTGACGTCTTGCTCGCGCTTGACGCCCTTTTCAAGAAGCCCGTAGTCTCGGGAGAGAAACACATCCCGCCGCCTCGCAAGGTGGAGACAGGACAGGACGAGGAACAGAAGGCGCGGTGTGCTGCGGGACGCGACCTGATGGACAAGCTTACCTTCGTATTTTCAGGCGGCCACCGGAAAATCCTAGAGCAGACCCCACAGGCATCTGAGGCACCCGCGGCATCTGAGGCTGTCCTGCCGCTGCCCGCTCCTCCAGTGTCTTCACCACAACAGGGTTCTCCTTCACGAACGCCTCCACCTTCTCTGCAATCCGAGGCGCCTCTGTGAACAAATCCATGTTCGTCACACACTCCTTGCACGCCTCTTGCCGAGCTGCGTACACTTCGGGGTCGTCCAGCGACGTAATTGCGGCCATCCACTGTTCGGGGCGGTCGCGCTCACAAGCAATGCCTGCAGGGAGAATCCACTCCTCTACGCCTTCCGTGGTTCCAGGCGACTCTGCATTGGGATTGGGCTTGGAGTAAATGACGGGAATCTTGTTGTACATGGCTTCCACCGCGATGCGACCAAAACTCTCATATTTGCTCGGCATCAGCAAGATGCGGGTCCGCGCAAGAATGTTCCGCACATCGTCATCAAACCTGGTCCACTCAATATTGGCAGGCGCAGGTGGAACCCACAGCTCTCCGTAATATGGAACGACACCGAGGAACCTGCGGTCGGGCATACGCTTCGCCAGTTCAATAAACTGATGGACTCCCTTGTTTACGTTGGCATTGACCAACGTAATCATGTCGCCCGAAGGGTACGGGTCCATCCGAATCTTGTCCTCGTGCATGATGGGGCGGATGACGTCTGTTCGGACAATTGACCGCGGCCACGGAACGGCGGCCCCACGGAAATTGGACTCCATCTTGCGGTTGATGAAGAATAGCATCTCATTCCATTGACCTGTAATGTTGTCCGTGATGGCCTTGTATCGCCCATCAAAGTGGCAGGTCGCAATCATGGGTCGGTCCAGACCACGGCTGTTGATTTTGCGAACAATCGGCAGGGCGGGTGCGTGTGGGCATATCCACACCTGGCTGGCTTCAAGTAGGTCGCTTCCTGAAGTGTAATGCATGAAGCGAAATCCGCGGTACGTGCCGCCATTGTATCCTTCCTTCGGTTTCTCGGTCGTCATAAACGTGACCTGATGGCCACGTTTCTGAAGTTCGATGGCTAAGTCAATATCGTGCAGGAACGCACCGCACAAGTCGGGCATTCGCGTCGCAAAGAACAACACTCGCATTATGTTGTTGTATCCACACGTTTTGCTTGGATTAAGCGTGTCGGGTCCCCTCCGCGCGCCCACTTGTCCAGCAACCAGTTGTCGGGGTTGCTGTACTCTGCCTGCTTGACTGGGATGAGCGGCTGGTAGTAGTTGGGAATAGCCTTGTCCATGATTGTGGAGTTGTCCTTCGTGCCCCGCTGCAACTGGGAACGAATCAATCCAGATTCAGTATCCACCTCCGCGGGAGCGCCTCCACCCATGTTGGGCGTTGTGGCAAAGGGGCGCGCCCACAGCTGCTTGGGTCCCTTGACGCGCCATGCCTCGGGGTCGCCCCAGCGAAGCTCGGAGTTGGTGTCCACCTTGCAGCCGTTACCGGGCATAAAGAACCCGCTGGTCGCAATCATACCGGGCTGGTCCGCCATGGCCAGTGCGGGGTTCAGAGAATCCGAACAGCCATCGTTTATCGTCTGAGAGCGAGACGCCGCTGACTGGTTGGCCACGGCATCCGCATCCGCACGGGCCGTATCGTTCTTGCCTCGCGTCAAGGCGTAGAAAAAGTCGATTGGGTTTGACGACATGCTTATCATCAAACCCAGAAAGTTTCACGCAAAACGGACAGTAAGACTAAAGGCAACACAACTTCAATGGTCCTTCTCCAGCCCTGTGATTGGCACGAGCACGATGTTTCCTTCAAGAGCGGCAAGCAGCGGGTTCAAGAGTATGTGGTGGACGTCTACGGCCGCACAGACGACGACCAGGTGGTGTGCCTGCGAATGACCGGCTTCAATCCGTACTTCTACTGCGGTGGGTCCGACCCGGGCGGGGCCACACAGGTCAAGAAGTATGACGTCTTTGCCGGGTTCAACGACCTTGCAAAGACGGCCGTATGGAAGGTGTCGTGCCCGACGCTGAATGTCTTCCACGAGAAGAAGCGGTCCCTTGGTGGGCGCGGCGACAATGAGAACAAATATGAATCAGAATTTAGCGACCGTCCAGGAAAGAGTGGGGACCGTGTGCTCTACGAGTCCGATTTGCCGCCCTTTCTGCGACTCATCCACGAGCGCCACCTGGGTCCTGGGTCTCCCCTCCAATTTGAGGGCACGCGAGTGGAGTCTCCGGAGGATATGGTGGTGGACGTGATGTACACGTGTCACTACAGCAAGGTGTCGCCTGCCACCGCCCACATTCCGCTAAAGGTGGCGTCTTACGATTTGGAGGTCTGTCCGCTGGTGGGCCAGCAGTTCCCCGTCGCCACCAAGGACCCCATCATTCAGATTGGCGTGTCCTTCCGTATGTCCGACGACATGATGACGCCCACGAGCAAGTACGTGTTCGTGCTGGGGACCGTGTCCAAGTCCGATGACCCAAACACGACCTTCATGGGCTGCCGCACCGAGTCCGATGTCCTGCGGGCATTCCTCAACTGTGTGCTTGACGAGAACCCCGACGTCATCTGCGGCTACAACACATTCGGCTTTGATGATGGGTATGTGGAGGAGCGCTGCAAACAGCTGGGGCTGACCGACGAAATCAACCTGAGCCGCGGCCCTGCGGCCAAGAGCAAGCGTGGCGATGGCTGGGTGACCAAGTTCGCAGAGACCAAGAAGTTTGAGCTGGCGTCGGGCAAGTACGACCTCCGCATCATGTGTCTTCGTGGACGCATGTCGGTGGACCTCCTGCTCAACATGCGCCGCGAGCACTCCTTGGACTCCTTCAAGCTGGACTCGGTGGCCTCCGTGTTCCTGCGCGACAAGGTTCTCAGCTATACAAACAATGTGGTCACGACTAAGAGCACTCGGGGGCTATGCGTGGGTAACTTTGCCCGCTTTGACCTTGTTGGAAATAGTACGGATACGTATCGAGATGGCGAAAAGTTCAAGGTCCTCGCACTGACGCCGACAACCTTTACGGTAGATGCCCCTGCGGACTTGTTCGCTGACCTAAGCTCAATCCAAAAGAAGCAGATTGAGTGGACCTTCACCAAGGACGACGTGGAGCCGCACGAGCTGTTCCGTCTTCACCGCGAAGGTGGACCCGACGGCAGGGCGCGCATCGCCAAGTACTGCGTCCAAGACTGCGACCTGGTCCTAACGCTGATGTCCAAGCTGGACACGCTGGTTAATACCCGCGGAATGGCGGATGTGTGCAAGGTCCCGATGCAGTATGTCCTGACTCGTGGTCAGGGTATCAAAATCTTCTCAGCCGTGGCGTACTATGCGGCCCAGCGGGACCAGATTCTGCGGACGCTGGAGAATGTCGTGGGCGACCAGACCTACGAGGGTGCAGTCGTCATCAGCCCCAAGATTGGTATGTACCTTGACCAGCCCGTGTCGGTGCTGGACTTCAACTCTCTGTATCCCACGAACATGATTGCCTACAACCTGTCGCCCGACACGCTGGTCTGCGAGAGGCACTTTGATACGGAGGGACGCAAGCTCGGACACTTCGGACTCTCCATGGAAACGGTTCGGGGCCTGGAGGAGACGTACAAGCTAGACGAGGTGAGCTACGAGCTCAAGGACGACGAAGGTGTGGTGACGGGCAAGGTGGTGTGCACGTTCGTCCAACCAGGGAGCAACGAGATGTTGACGGGTGTTCTTCCCAAGACACTGGAGATTCTCCTCGCAAAACGGAAGGAGTACAAACAAATGATGGAGGATACCAAATACGATGATGCTGCTCGCTCTGTCTATAATGGTCTTCAGCTTGCTTACAAGGTCGTCGCCAACAGCGTGTATGGGCAGACTGGTAGTCGTACGTCTCCCATCCGCAAACTGTGTGTCG